GGGCGAGTCTCAGAAACCGCCCTTTGTTATTTTTCTCTCACCCGGCGAGGACACCTTCGGCGCGGATAACCTGATGTATCACAGCTTCAAGCAGCTTGATATTGAACTGTATACGAATGAAAAGTCGCCCGATACAGAAAGCCGTGTGGAGGAAGTGCTGACGCAGCACAATATCTATTACACGAAAACTGAAAGCTGGATCGAGAGCGAGAAGCTCTACGAGGTGCTTTACGAAATGGAGGTATAACAATGGCACTGCAGAAGAATAAGGTAAAATTCGGTCTGAACAAAGTTCACTGGGCTAAAATCACAGCATGGTCGGACGACGGTGTTCCGACTTTTGCAACGCCCGTGCGTCTGCCCGGTGCAGTTTCCCTGAGTATTGACGCCAACGGCGAGAACGAGAATTTTTATGCCGATAATAGCGTTTATTATGTCATCAACAACAACGCAGGCTACGACGGCGATCTGGAGGTCGCACTCATCACAACCGACTTTGCTACGGCGATTCTCGGTGAGCAGCTCGATGCAAAGGGCGTTCTGGTGGAGCGCAACGATGCGGAAACATCGCAGTTTGCACTCATGTTTGAGTTTGACGGAGACAAGAACCACATCCGTCATGTGCTGTACTGCTGCTCGGCTTCCCGTCCTGCAACCGAGGGAGAGACCACAGAGGAAAGCAAGTCCGTCAAGACGGAAAAGCTGTCCCTCAAGGCATCGGCGCTGCCCAACGGTCTGGTGAAGTCCAAGACCTGCGAAAGCACCGACCAGACGACCTACGACAACTGGTACAATTCTGTGTATATGCCGACTGCTGCAACCAACAACAGCACCGGCACACGTTCCGCAGGCGCAACCAAAAGCGGCAGCGCAACTGAGTAAGGAGGTACAGCATGGCTATTAAAAAGACGATCACTGTTGACGGTATCGAGGTTCCGTTCAAGGCGAGTGCCGCTGTTCCTCGCCTTTATCGTATCAAGTTCCGCAGGGATATCTACAAGGACTTTGCATCGCTCCAGACCTCTGTGCAGGAAGGCGACGAGGAAGGTTCTACCCTCGACATCGAGAGCCTTGAGGTGTTCGAGAATATCGCATACATCATGGCGAAACACGCTGATCCGGAAAACGTCCCGGACAATCCCGATGAATGGCTCGAAGCCTTCAACACATTCTCCATTTACGAGGTGCTGCCGCAGCTCATTGAACTGTGGGGGCTTAACGTGGAAACGCAGGCGGAATCTAAAAAAAACATCGAAAAACTGACCGCCCGATGACAACGCCCCTCTTCCTTCTCCGATGTGTGCAGATCGGGCTGTCCCTCTCGGAGCTTGATCTGCTCACGATCGGAGTCGTGAATGATATGTTCACCGAAAAGGAAAATGACGAATATGACGGCTGGCATGAGGTCGCTGGACAGGCGGACTTTGATGCGTTCTGATTGACTTTTTCTCCCTGCTGTGCTATAATTCAGTTGTGCAAACCATGATGAAACAGAGGTGCTTTTATGAACGTATACACAGGGAATCAGAATTTTGCTGAGTTTTTTTCATATTTGAATATGAAAAATCCTTCCAATCGGTTCAATGCTTGTAATTCGGAAAGAATACAGAGTTTTCTTGTAAAATTTCCAAATTTCAGGCTTCCTTCTGCTTATGTCGAATTCATGCGTTATGCGGGTAGCGGAAATTTTTGGATAGGCTCTGATTGCAGCTTTGATGATGTACCGAAACTACGGGAGTGGGCAGATGAATTGTTAGAAGAAAACAGCTTTCCCTGCAAGCTGAAAGAGGATGATTTTGTTTTCTGGATGCATCAGGGGTATATGTTCTATTTCTTCAATTTGTCAGAAGGTGACGATCCGCCTGTTTATTATTATTCAGAAGCTGCTGAAATCTCAAGCTTTGTAAAATGTAGTGACAGCTTTACAAGTTTTATTATAAGGCAAGGCGGTCAATATCGTCACGATTCTGAAAAGCACTGAGTGATCGCATTAACCGAATACACACCAAGCACTTGCAAATTACAGCAGGTGCTTTTTTCATGCCCTCACGGAGGAGGTGAACCGCATGGCAAACAGAATCAAGGGCATCACCGTTGAGATCGGCGGCGATACAACCAAGCTGTCGAAGGCTCTGGAAGGTGTCAATAAAAACATCAAGAACACGCAGACGCAGCTCAAGGATGTTCAGAAGCTGCTGAAGCTCGATCCTTCCAACACGGAACTGCTCTCGCAGAAGCACAAGCTCCTCGCCGATGCGGTGACGGCTACCAAAGAAAAGCTGGAAACCCTGAAAACCGCTGCGGAACAGGCAAACACGGCACTCGCCAACGGCGACATCTCGCAGGAGCAGTATGATGCCCTTCAGCGTGAGATCATCGAAACGGAACAGGAACTGCAAAACCTCCAGCGTGAAGCGGAGGCTTCCAGCACGGCGCTTGCAAAGCTCGGTCAGGCGGGAGAAATGCTTGAAAAAGCCGGTGACAAAATCGCCGATGTCGGAACGACACTGACCACTCATGTGACCGTTCCTGTTATGGCTGCCGGAACTGCCGCTGTCAAGACCGCAGCAGACTTCGACTCCGCCATGAGCAAGGTCGCTGCTGTATCCGGTGCGACCGGTGATGAGCTGGACGCACTCCGGGACAAGGCACGTGAGATGGGTGCAAAGACCAAGTTCTCCGCTTCCGAGGCTGCCGATGCCATGAACTATATGGCGATGGCGGGCTGGAAAACCGGAGATATGCTGGAAGGTATCGAGGGCATCATGAACCTTGCTGCTGCTTCCGGCGAGGACTTGGCGACAACTTCGGATATTGTAACTGACGCTCTGACCGCTTTCGGCTTATCTGCTGCCGACAGCGGTCATTTTGCTGATGTGCTGGCGGCGGCATCGTCCAATGCAAACACCAACGTCAGCATGATGGGTGAAACCTTCAAATACTGTGCGCCTGTTGCGGGTTCTCTGGGATTCTCCTGCGAGGATACAGCGCAGGCAATCGGTCTGATGGCGAACAGCGGTATCAAGGGTTCGCAGTCCGGTACGGCGCTCCGTTCGATCATGACCGCCCTTGCGGGTGATGTCAAGTTCTGCGGTGATGCCTTCGGCGAAATGGAGATCGCTACCACCAATCAGGACGGCTCGATGCGTGAGCTGAATGACATTCTTGCAGACTGCCGTGTGGCTTTTGCACAGATGTCGGAATCGGAACAGGCATCGGCGGCGCAGGCTCTGGTCGGCAAAAATGCAATGTCCGGCTTCCTTGCGCTGATGAATGCTGCGCCTGCGGATATTCAGAAGCTGGAAGGTGCAATCAGCACTTGTTCCGATGAGATTGACGGCTATAACGGTGTCACTGAAAAGATGGCTGCCGTTATGCAGGATAATCTTGCAGGACAGCTCACCATTCTGAAATCGCAGCTTCAGGAGCTTGCTATCAGTTTCGGCGAAATCCTGATGCCTGCAATCCGTGCAATCGTCAGCAAGATTCAGGGGCTTATCGATAAATTCAACGGACTGTCGCCTGCGACAAAGGAAACCATTGTCAAGGTCGCACTTGTGGCGGCGACACTCGGACCTCTCCTTGTGGTGGTCGGCAAAACAATGGTCGGTGTCGGCAAGCTGATGCAGCTTGTTGCCAATCTCCCGACGATCATCGCAGGCGCAAAGGCGGCATTCACTTCCTTCGGTGCTGCGATCGGCGGTATCAGTGCGCCCGTGGTCGCTGTCATTGCAGTTGTCGCTGCACTGGTGGCGGCTTTTGTGCATTTATGGCGTACCAACGAGGACTTCCGCAATAAGATCACGGCGATCTGGAATCAGATCAAGAGCATTTTCGATAACTTCTGTCAGGGCATCGTTGACCGTGTCAATGCCCTCGGCTTTGACTTCAAGAATATCAGCGAGGTTATCAAGGCTGTATGGGACGGGCTGTGTAAGTTCCTTGCTCCCGTATTCGAGGGTGTATTCCAGCAGGTCGCTAACATCTTCAAAGCGGTCACGGATATTATCCTGAACATTCTGGACATTTTCGTCGGTATCTTTACCGGCGACTGGAGCAGAGTGTGGGACGGCATCAAGGGTATTTTCGTAGCAGTCTGGAATTTCCTGAAGGACACGCTGAAAAACTACCTGAATGTGCTGTGTAATCTGTTCGGCACAAACCTTGATGAAGTAAAAGAATTCTGGGTGAACGTCTGGACGAGCATCAAGAACTTTTTCGTCAACATCTGGAACGGCATCAAAAACTTCATCACCGGCGTGGTCAATGCGATCAAAAACTTCTTCACAACTATCTGGACAGGCATCAAGAATTTTTTTGTCGGTATCTGGACGGCGATTTATAACAGCGTATCTGAGAAAATCAACCTCATCAAAACTGTTATCACGGTTGTATGGAACGCCATTCATACAGCGATCAGCACGGTGCTGAATGCAATCTGGAATGTCATTTCTACAGTATGGCAGACAATCTACGACTTTATCTCTCCGCTGCTGGAAGCATTCAGATATCTGTTCGAGACGATTTTTGAGGCTATCCATGTAATTATCAGTCGCGTCATGGACTGGATTCACGATAAAATCGTGGAGCGCTGGGAAACCATCAAGGCGGTTGTGACGATCGTTCTGGAGGCTATCAAGAGCGTTATTGAAACCGTATGGAACGCGATTCATACAGCGATCACCACGGTGATGGACGCGATCAGCAATGTTATTTCTACAGTCTGGAACGCGATCTCCGGCTTTATCTCCGGTGTGGTCAATGCGATCTGGTCAGTAATTTCCAGCATCTGGAACAGCATCAAGGATCATATCACGAATACGCTGAACGCTATTCATGCGGTTGTTTCTGCTGTGTGGAATGCAATCAGCGGGTTTATTTCCGGGGTGCTGAATACTATTTCTTCCGTCGTTTCTTCTATCTGGAACGGCATAAAAAATACTGTAACCAATATCCTGAATACCATTAAAGCAACGGTTTCGAATATCTGGGACAGCGTGAAAAATGCCGTGACGCAGAAAATCACGGCAATCAAGGATACGATTGTAAACGGCTTCAATGCTGCGGTGAATTTCATCAAGAACCTTGCATCGCAGGCGTTCCAGTGGGGCGCAGACATTATCAACGGTATCGTCAACGGCATCAAAAACTGTATCGGCAAGGTTGCGGATGCAGTCAAGGGTGTCGCAAACAAGATCAAATCCTTCCTGCATTTCTCTGTACCTGATGAGGGACCTCTTGCGGATTTCGAGAGCTGGATGCCGGACTTCATGCAGGGACTTGCAGACGGTATCAACGCAAATACCAGCGTGGTAAACGATGCAGTCAACAGCTTTGCAGGCGGTCTTGCTGAGAAAATCAGCAGTGTGATTCAAAACGCACTATCCAATGTAGTAACATCGGTGCAGGGCTTCATGACGCAGGTGTTTGATACGGTCAAAACAGTCTGGACAAACGCCAATACTGCGATTGATGCGACGATGTCGCAGATCAGCAGCGGTATCACTTCCGGCTGGAAAACGATCGTCAGCACGATCAAAACGGCGCTTGAAAGTATCCGCAATATTATCACGACAACATGGAAGGCTGTATCTTCTGTGATCTCAGCAGCGCTGGACGGTATCAGGAAAATCGTCACGGCGGTATGGACGGCACTGAAGAACCTCATCAAAACGGGACAGCTTGACATCAAGTCTGTTGTGACGACAACGTGGGAAGCTGTATCCGGCGTGGTTCGGACAGCGGTCAATGGAATCAAATCCGTTGTGCAGGCGGTCTGGGATGCAATGCCGGATACCGTGCGCAGTGCAATGAACCGTGTCAAGGAAGCCGTGCTGTCTATCTGGGACGGCATCAAAAACGGCATCGGCGACAGGCTCGGCGGTGTGCGGGATGCGGTCACCAACGCCATGAACGCTGTATACAGCGCAGTCATGGATAAGGTCAACAGCTCGTGGTCGTGGGGACGTGACCTCATGCAGAATCTCATCAACGGCATCACCTATATGCTCGGCAGCTTGATCAATACAGTTGCGGATGTGGCTCGTTCCATCTGGGAATACCTGCATTTCTCTGTGCCTGAAAAGGGGGCGCTGACTGATGTGGGGGGGTGGGGGGCGGCCTTCATGAAGGGGGGGGGAAAGGGCGC